GACGAAGCCGATCACGTTCCAGCAGCAACTTGCCGGGCGAGACAGTGACTTCATCGCCGACGCGCTCACCGAGTTCAAGACGGCCCGCAAGGCCGCCGACGCCAACACACGACGAGGCCGCATTGAAGCGGCCGTTACTCCACGCGGGACTGGCGGGAACGCCACGAACGACACCGAAGATCCATTCATGGCCGGTCTAAGAACCGGCTGACAAAGGAAACATCATGGGTATGCAAACCTATTCCCTACAGCCTGGCCGGCTGGAAAAGTTCGCCGGCCAAATCCTCAAGCACGCGATGGTTACGGAATGCCTCACCCGAGGCGGCCGTCAAGTGCAGATGCCGAAGAATTCGAGCAAGACCTACGTTGGTCGGCGCTTCGTGCCCTACGGCGGAACCACGTCGCAGCCGAACCGCTTCTTCCAGGACGGCAACGGCGATCGTGGCGCGGCGATGGTTCAGGCCCACGCCACGCAAGACGGCGTGACGGCAGCGCCAGACTCGATCGTTGCGCAGGACGTGACGGTGGTCATGCAGCAGTATTCCTGCCTGTACGGGTTCACCGATCAGACCTACGACCTGCACGAAGACGACATCCCGAAGGCGATGGTCGAGCAGACCGGCCAGCGCGTGACGTTGGTAAACGAGATGGTCAACTTCGGCGCGCTCAAGGCCAGCACCAACCAGTTTTTCGGTGGCACTGGCACTTCGATCGCAACCGTTGACGGCGGGCTCACGCTGGGCTTCTTGCGCAAGATCGCCAAGTCGCTTCAGATGAACCACGGCGCCCCGGTGACGAAGGTTCTCGACGCTTCGGGCCTGTACAACACGGAAGCCGTTGCCGAGGGCTACATCGTCTACATCACGGTCGAAGCCGAGCCGGACGTGCGCGACTTGACCGGGTTCATCCCGGCCGAGAAATACGCGAGCGGCAAGCCGATGCCCAACGAGATTGGCAAGGTCGAGCGGTTCCGCTTTGTCACGACGCCTGAATTCCCGGCGTTGCAGAACGCGGGCGCGGCGGTCGGCGCAACCGGCCTCGCATCGACCTCCGGGACGAACATCGACGTGCACCAGTTCATCGTGACTGCTGCTGATGCGTGGAGCCAGGTGTCGGTTCGTGGCAAAAACGCGATCGACTCGACGTTCATTCCGCCGAACCAGAAGTCCAAGAGCGACCCGCACGGCCAACGCGGTTATGCAGGCGCCATTTGGTACAAGGCGGCGATGGTCGAAAACAACGGCTGGCTCGCAGTTGGCAACGTGGGCCTGAAAACCCTCGTGTGATAGGTAGCGGCCCGGTAACTCGGGCCGCGTCCGCAACCACGGTCTACGTCAGTTCCGGTCGGGGCGTTCGACCCCACCAAGATCGGCTGATCGCTCAACTTTCACGAAGGAAACATCATCATGGACAAACTCACTCTCGGCGCTGTCACCATGTGCGCCAGCAAGGCGACGGCGGCAGCCGGAACCACGACCACATTCAGCACGACCGGCGCGACGCTTTACTCCATCGGGGGCAAGGCGTACAGCACGGCTGCCGGCGCGAACGCGGCAACCCCCACGACTGACGGCAATACCGGCGCGGCCTTTGTGCCTGTCGGCAAGAGCCAGGGCAGCGTGTTCGTGCTCGCCTATGACGGGCAAGCCGCAGCAGCGGACGCGATCAAGGTTTATCAAGGATCGGTCGAAGCCCTGACCTCCGACGCATCCGGCGCGAACGCCAAGTTCATCGGCCCCGGCCCGACTTTCCCGTCGATCCCGAGCAACGTCTGCGCGTTTGCTTACCTCATCACGAAGGTCGGCGCGTCGGGTACGGCATGGACGTTCGGCGCCAGCAACCTCGCTGGCCCGCCGGCCAACGTGCTGCACACGTTTACGGACGTGTTCTCGCTGCCTGACCGCCCGCAGGTCTAAGACCCTCACGAAGCCCGGCCACAAACCGGGCTTCTTTCACCAAGGATAAGCGAAATGGCAAGACGTGAAGTTCACACCGACGACATGGACACACGAGACATCGGCGATGTCACGCTCCCCGCTCAGGGCGTCATCATGCGCGAGGCAGAGGCCATCGCCTCGCCCGATGGCCCGGTCGAGAACGACCAACTCAAGAACCTGGCGTTCAATGAGGAAGTGATGACGATTCGCCTTGAGCGTTCGTCCGAAAAGAACGCCCCGCACTTCCACGACTTCCACGTCAACGGCGTTACGGAGTGGGTGCCGGTCGGCCAGCCGTACAAGATCAAACGCAAGTTTGTAGAAGTCATTGCCCGGTCGCAGCCGTACGACGTGCAGACCGAAGTGATCGAGGAACCGGGCCGCGACCCGTTCAACAGGGTCATCCGCAACGCGCGCAGCAAGTACCCGTTCAGCGTGATCCACGATCCGAACCCGAAGGGTTTTGCGTGGCTTACCAACATCATGCAATCGGCGTGAACTTTCTGTCTCTGGTGAACCGCACCCGCAGGGAATGCGGGATCAGCGGGGCCGATCTGGCGACCATCGAAAGCGGCCTGTCACTTGAGCGCAGGCGCTTCGTCGATTGGGTCAATCAGGCGTGGGTCGATCTACAGATGGCGCGCGCCGATTGGCAGTGGATGCGCAAGACCGCATCGTTTCCAACCATCGCGACGAAGGGCGACTACACCCTGGCTGAAGCCGGCGCACCGGATATGGCCGAGTGGATCACCGACTCATTCCGCTCGTACCTGACGGCGGGCGGTCAGGTCGGCGAGCAACTGATGGAGTGGGTCGAGTACCCCCGATTCCGGGATCAGTACCAGTTCAGTTCCATGCGGACGACGACCGGATTCCCGCTGTGGATCACCAAGAACCCGGATCACTCGCTCGCGGTGTGGCCGCTGCCCGCCGACGCCTACACGATCGAGGGCCAGTATTACCGCGCCCCGAGCGAGCTTGCGTTGGACAACGACAACCCGGTGGATGGCGGACTCCCGGAGCGGTTCAACGTTCTCATCGTCTACAAGGCGATGCAGTCCTACGGCTTCTTCGCTGCCGCACCCGAAGTCGAGATGCGCGGGCTGAACCTCGGGCGCGCGATGATGCAGCGGCTTGAGAAGTGGGGTTTGCCTGAACTGGAAATGGCCGGGCCGCTTGCATGACGATGCCGAAAACAAGGGTTGACTACAAGCAGGTTGTGCTTGGTGGTGGTCTTGACCTTTTGTCAACGTCGCAGATGGCAAAGCAAGGCTCTGCGGTATATGCCCACAACTACGAACCCGCCTTCGGCGGTGGGTGGGAGCGGGTCGGTGGAATAGAGAAGTTCTCCGGGCAGCCGAGCCCCGCAGCTGCGAACTACACGCTGCTGTCTGTGGAGGCGGGGATCAATGGCGCATTCCTCGGCGACACGATCACCGGCAAAAGCAGCGGCGCAACAGGAATTGCGATCTACCTGACAGAGACGCGGGTAGCGATGACGAAGGTTGCAGGGACGTTCGCGCTCGGCGAAGAACTGCAAACCTTCGGCGTGACGCGCGGCGTCAACTCGGGCGGCGGCTCTGCGGTGAGCGCGCAACTCGACAACACGCTCCACGCGCTCGCGGCGGCCGTCTATGCATCCGACATCGCAGCCGTGCCCGGTTCCGGCCCCATACGCGGCGTCTCGTCGCTTGGCGCCACGGTCTACGCATGGCGAGACAACGCCGACGCAACGGCGATGGGGCTCTACAAGGCAACACCTGCGGGGTGGGTTGCGGTTGAATTCCTGTACGAACTGAGTTTCACGCTCGGGGGCGGCGTCCAGCCCGACGAAGGATCGACGATCACGCAAGGCAGCGTCACGGCGACGCTCAAGCGAGTCGCGCTCGAATCGGGAACCTACGCGAGCACATCAGCGGCAGGCCGCTACATCATCAGCGCGCCGGCCGGTGGCTCGTTCGTCGCGGGGGCGCTGGCGGGAACGCTCGGGACTGTCCCGACGGCTGGTGATGGCGTCTACATCGGGGCACAAACAACACTCGCACCCGGTGGGCGCGTCCTCACCGATCGTTTCAACTTCACGGCATCCGCCGACACAATGCGCCTGTACGGCTGCGATGGTGTGAATCGGGAATTCGAGTTTGACGGAGAAGTCTACGTCCCTCTCACGAGCGGCCAGCCGACGAAAGCAACCGTCGTCAAGTGCCACGCAAACCATCTGTTCTTCGGCTTTCGTGGCAGTTTGCAGCACAGCGGGATACTCGCTCAGTACACGTTCACGTCAATCTCCGGCGGCGCAGAACTAGGAACCGGCGACGTGATTACGGGGCTCGTCACGCTACCGGGGGATTCGGAGCGGGCGGCGATGCTTGTGACGTGCCAGGACTCGGCCAGGGTGCTCTACGGCAACGCGGCATCCGGCGATTACGCATGGACGTTCATTCCGATAAGCAGTGACGCCGGGGCGAACGCCTTCTCGATTCAGGACTGCGGGGTTCCGCTGTTCCACGACACGCCGGGCTTTCGGGCGTTCAAGTCGACGCAGCAATTTGGAAACTTCACGTGGAACATCGAGAGTCGGCTGATCGATCCTGTGGTGAAGGAAAAGACGCCGATCGCATCGTGCTTCAGCAAGGCGCAAACGCGCTATCGGTGCTTCTTCAGCGACGGCTCGATCATCAGCGGGACACCCGGCGGCAAGGGGTGGGAGTGGGGCCGGATCAGCTACAACCGCTCCATCGTCATCGCGCACAGCGATGAGATTGCAGGCGTCACGCGGACTTTCTACGGCGACGCAGACGGCTACGTCTACGAGGCCGACATTGGCAGATCGTTCAACGGCGAGTCGATCACCGGCATCGTCCACCTGCACGGACTCAACCAGAACGCTCCGGGCATCGAGAAGACGTACCGCTTCCTGATCGTCGAGACGATCTCCGAGGGCGCCTTCACCCTTCAGTCGCGCGCCGAATTCAATGACGGTTCGCCTGGGCTCGACGCAACGACGATGCTCGACACCGAGAGCGTCAGCGGCAATGCCCTTTGGGATGTGGGGATGTGGGATCAGTCCTTTTGGGACACCCGCCGGCAAGACAGCAAGCGGCTCGATCACGCCGGGTATGGCTACAACGTCAGCCCGATCTTCAGCACGTCATCGAACGAGGAACTGCCGCACACCATCAAGACCGTGACGGTGTATTACACGGCACGAAAGGTAAGGGCTTCCTGATGTTCTATAAGAACTCACTCAACGCGACCCCCGACACGCTGATTCGCAGTTCGGAGGCGAACTCGCAGTTCAGCCTTGTCGAGACGGGCTTCAACGCCGTTGAGATCAAGACCAAGGCCGCGTTCAAGGCGCCCGATGGCGAGACAACGGTAACTCTGCCGGCGGCGGCGATCAGGGCGAACAAGTCCTTCGTCTTCGATGCGACTGGCGCTGCGGCAGTGGCGACCGCCGCGACATCGGCGCAGATGGACGCTGCGGTGGCTGCGGCGATCACGGCAGACGCGGCGGCCTTGTCCGCGTCGAATTCAGCCGCCCTTGTCGTCGGCGCTAAGAACTCGATCGACTATCTACTCACCATGCAGGGAATCATCTGATGAGCACGACAGCAGCATTCGCCTCTATCGTCGCGCCCGATCTTGCGCAACTCACGGCCGCCAACACGAACCGCGACGGCACCGGAACGGTCGTCACGGTATCGACCGGCGCGACGGACGGCGACCGGATCGACGACATCGAACTTTGCGCCGCCGGGACGGTGACGGATGGCGTGATCCGGCTCTACATCTCGGACGGCACGAACACCCGGCTCGTCAAGGAAGTCCTTGTGTCGGCCACGACGCCGAGCACGACGCAGGCCGTGTGGTCCGCCAAGTTGCTCAATCTCGGCTGGCTGATAAGGACGAATTGGCTGCTCAAGGCCAGCACGCACAACGCGGAGACGTTCAACATCTACGTTTCCCGGAAAGGCTCGTTCTAATGAACACCGGAATCCCGCCCGCCTTCGGTGGCCCGCCGACCGGGATCGCGCTGCGGACAACGACGCTCACAGGTGGAGCAGGTACGTTCTCCCCGCTCACCAGCGACTCGTGGTGCCGGGTTACGGTCGTCGGGGCGGGTGGGGGTGGTGGGCGCCCGCCGAAGGCCGCCAACAACGGCGCTAGCGGAGCGGGCGCGGGCGCAACCAATGTTCGTTGGGTTCGCCTTCTCGGCCCCTGCGCTTACATCATCGGCGCGGGCGGTGCTGGCGCGAC